CTGGACAGCCATAGGACACGGCAAGGTAATAGGTATATTCGGATTTAGGCCGATGTGGCGGGCAGTAGGTGAAACCTGGCTGCTTCCTGGTCATGGAATAGAGCGCCATGCGATATCGGTAGTCAGAGTTGCCAGGCAAATAATGACCAACGTAATGTATGATTTTAGCCTTAAACGCCTTCAGATAGCCGTTTCAACCCAAAACGATACCGCTTACAGATACGCAAAAAGTCTGTATTTTGAAGAAGAGGCTATAATGAAGAACTATGGCCCTGAAGGTGCAGATTACAGATTAATGGTGAGGTTATCATAATGGGTGGTATTTTTAGTAAACCTAAGACTCCGAAGCCAGACCCTTCGATTGCAGAGGCGCAAAAGAAGCAAGAGGCTCGCTTACAACAACAAGAAACAACTGAAAAGATGAAAATCTCTTCTAGGGCAAGAGCTCGTAGAAGTGGTGGTCTACGGTTGCTTATGTCATCAGGAGTACCGCAGCAGCAACAGCAAACTGGCGGGTCCTCTACCAAACTAGGTGGCGGCCAATGACCAAGATTAAAGAAGATGCCCGCGTTCATCGCCGGGCAGTAGTGCAACCGGCGCCAGAGCCGGCAGTCGAGGCGAAACCAAAGGCTACGCGGAGCAAAGATAGTGACGCTAAAAAGGCACCAAAATCCAAAGGGCGGTCTTAACGCAGCCGGGAGAAAACACTTCGGGGTGAAGGCGCCGGTGAAATCCGGTGATAATCCCAGACGCGCTTCCTTTCTCGCGCGTATGGCGGGCGTCTCAGGCCCTGAGCGTGATAGTAAGGGGCGCCCAACCCGGCTATTGTTATCGCTTCGGGCCTGGGGCGCTTCTTCTAAAGCTGATGCTAGGTCTAAGGCTGCGGCTATAAGCAAACGGAATGAGGCGAAAACGCAAAATGCCTAAATTAAATGTACCAAATATCATGGAACGTGAGGCCAAAGCCCAGGCTAGAAAAGATGAGTGGCGTTCTATTTACGAAGATTGTTATGAGTTTGCATTACCGCAGCGCAACCTTTACAGCGGTTACTACGAAGGCAAGGTGGCTGGCAAAGGCAAGATGGCTAGGGTGTTTGATAGTACAGCTATCCATGCTACGCAGCGGTTTGCTAATCGTCTCCAGGCGGGGCTGTTTCCTCCTTACAAACAATGGTGCCGCCTGGAACCTGGCTCAGCAATACCAGAAGATGATAAAGAAACGGCACAAGAGCTGTTTGATGAATATAACAAACGTATGTTTGATACGCTGCGTCAAACTAATTTTGACCTGGCGATGGGTGAATTTCTGTTAGAGCTGGCTGTGGGCACAGCTGTAATGATGATTACGCCGGGCGATGAGTCCACGCCTGTACGCTTCACACCTATCCCTCAGTACCTGGTCGCTTTGGAAGAAGGGCCGTATGGTACTGTTGATAATGTTTATCGTAAACAGCGCATGAAGGCAGAGGCTGTATTGCGAGAGTTTCCAGATGCAAGAGTATCTGTGGAGCTGCAAGAGGCTATCGACAGGGCGCCTGACAGAGAGCTGGATTTGTTTGATTGCGTTTTGTTTGACCAAGAAACCGGGCGTTATCATTACCACGTTATTTGGCCTTCTAAAAAGCAAGAAATTGTTTATAGAGAAATGCGCAGCAGCCCGTTTATTGTTGCTAGATACAGCAAGATTGCCGGCGAAATATATGGCCGTGGCCCGCTGGTAACAGCTATCAGCGATATCAAAACACTGAACAAGACCCTGGAGCTGGTTCTAAAAAATGCCAGCTTAGCGATTGCCGGTGTTTATACAGCTGCAGATGACGGCGTTCTTAACCCGCAAAACATTAAGATACAGCCTGGCGCTGTTATCTCTGTCGCTAGAAACGGCGGGCCGCAGGGCGCGTCACTAACGCCGCTGCCTAAAGCTGGTGACTTCAATACCAGCCAGATTATCATCAATGACTTGCGTATGAACATCAAAAAGATTTTGATGGATGATACGTTGCCGCCGGACAACATGAGCGCTCGGTCTGCTACGGAAATCGCAGAACGCACCCGCGAGCTGGCCACTAACCTGGGCAGTGCTTTCGGCAGATTGATACAGGAAACCCTGGTGCCGATTGTTAGCCGCACCATGTTTGTTATGGATCAACAGGGGTTGATTGACCTGCCGCTAAAGGTGAACGGTGTCCAGGTTAAGGTAACGCCGGTATCTCCCCTGGCACAAGCACAGAAGCTGCAAGAGATTAACGATGTGGTCCAGTATATGCAGATTGCCAATCAGATGGGGCCGCAAGGCCAGGTAACGGTATCTGTCCCGCGTGTGCTTGAGTTTATTGCTGAGCGCTTGGGCATTGAGCAGACGCTGCTTAATAACCCAGAAGAACAGCAAATGATGATGCAGCAGATGCAGCAGATGATGATGGCCCAACAGGCGCCGCCGGAAGCAGAGCCGGCGCCTGGAACTGAGGAACAAATGGTATGATGGAAGAAGGTTGGGACGGCCTATCCCCGGTTGATATAGAGCAGCCAAAGGCAGAAGATTTAGATATTGTTTATGCAAAGGCTTTTAAGACAGCTGAAGGCCAGAAGGTGCTAAGTCACCTTAGAGGCATTACTATCGAGCAGCCAACTTGGGTGCCCGGTGAAGATGCCAGTTTTGGCTATGCTAGAGAGGGCATGGCAGAGCTGGTTCGTATGATTGAAAAACGCATCAGGAGGAGCGAGAATGGATAATCAAGAAGCACAAGTTGCAGAACAGACGCAAGCGGATGCACCGCTAATTAACCCACAATCAGAGCCGGCAGCCGAAGCGCAGCAAGAGCAGCCGATGCCACTATTCGAAGAACAGCAAGCTGCTACAGATATTGATGATGATGATGGCCCGATAGAACGGCCTGATTATTACCCGTCTAAATTTTGGGATGAGGATGGCCCGGATGTTGAGAAACTTGCAAAGAGCTATGCGGAACTGGAGAAGCAGTTTAAATCTGGAAAGCATAAAGCTCCAGATGGTGATTATGATGTGGCGTCTCTTGTTGATAAAGGTTTGGACCCGGAAGATGAAACAATGGGCATCTTCTCTGAATGGGCTAAAGAAAATGGCGTCAGCCAAGCTGCGTTTGAAGAGCTGGCTGGGAAAGTCCTAGACGTAAGCAAAGTTGAGGGCGAGCTTTTCGAAGCAGACCGCCAAGCAGAAATGAGCAAGCTAGGCGAGCGAGCACAAGAGAAAATACAGATGACCGAGCGGTTATTAATGAAAGCGCCTCTTACAAATGAAGAGCGCAATGCTCTAGCTGTTGGCTTGGATAACGCAGATAGCATCAATGCTTTTCTTAAATATCACCAGGCGCTAACTAATGAAGGCATCCCGGTACAGGCAGCACCGTCAGCTCCGTCTATGACGCGAGAGGACCTGGAGTCAGCGATTGCGGACCCTCGTTGGCAGTCTGAACCAGCATGGCGGCAAAAGATTGAGAAGCAGTGGATGGAGGCTAATTCCTAGATATAGTTGCCAAAGCTGTTAAAAAGGTGTAAATATGGTATTGAAGGCTAACCGCTCCGGCCCTTCTATGGGATGAACTCTCTGGCCGGCATGACCAATTTCATGCAAGCGACTGCCCGTAAGGATAACAGTTTGCGAAATAGTAGTAACTCTAATTAGGAGGTTCTAGCTATGGCGCAGAACGTAACCACAGCGTTTGTTACCCTTTTCGAAAGTGAGGTTAAGCAAGCGTATCAGTCTGAATCAGTGTTGCGCGGTACAATGCGTACTCGTACTGGTGTTCAGGGAAATACTGTAAAGTTTCCAAAAATCGGCAAGGGTGTGGCAACACCTCGGATTAACCAAACTGACGTTACCCCACTAAATGTGACCTATTCGCAAGTGACCGCGAATATGTCAGATTTTATCGCTGCAGAATATTCTGACATCTTCCATCAAAGTCACATCAATTTTGACGAAAGACGTGAGCTGGTCGAGGTTGTTTCAAAAGCGATTGCCAGACGTATGGACCAGATTTGTATTGACGCGCTCAATGCAGCATCTTCTCCATCAACTGTTGCGACAGGTATTGGTGGTGCAACCACAAATATGAACATCGAAAAGATGCGTGCAGCAGCGAAGGCGATGAATGAAAAGAACGTGCCATCAGACGGCCGTTACTTGCTCATGCACGCTTCTCAGCTTGATGCTCTATTAGGTGAAACAGAAGTAACTTCGAGCGATTTTGCGACTGTGAAAGCTCTCGTTCGCGGTGAAGTTTCATCATTTATGGGCTTTAATGTGTTGACTATCGGTGATAGAGACGAGGGTGGCCTACCAAAGCCGTCTACTCGTACTTGCTTCGCGTGGCATAAAGACAGCATGGGTTATGCTGAGTCTATGGCACAAAAAAGTGAAGTAAACTATATCCCAGAAAAAACGAGCTTCCTCGTTTCATCAATGTTCTCAGCTGGTGCTGTTGCCATTGACGATGAGGGTATCGTTAAAATTAGCTGTACTGAATAAGGAGATTTGTAAATGGCTTATGATCCAGCTGGTTTAGCGACCATCGCAGCATCAAAGAGCGGCAATGCACCTAACGTGTATAGCTATAAGACTGCGGCAGACAACAAGGCTGCTGTGGCTGGCTCTGGCTACTTC